GTGTGCTCTATGAGCACGAAATCCATTATCCTCGTGGGTCCGGTCCGGACGAAGGCGATCTTCCTCCTGTGATGCAGGTGAACGGGCAGTTGATGGGGTCGGTTTTATCCTTCCCACACCTCTGCGCTATTAACCTAGCCCACTATTGGCACACGGTCGAGCCGAAAGTCACAAACTTTCGTCAGCTCAAGGCCTTGGTCAATGGTGATGATATACTGTTTCGTACAGAGTACGAGCAGTACAGAGAATGGTACGACAAGCTTCACGAAGCTGGTTTCGTTCCGTCCCCTGGTAAGAACTTCCTTCACCCGAAGTATTTTACTATCAATTCACAGCTTTTCTGTAGTGCCCAAGGGCACAAGATCCCAGAAAAGATTCCTTTCTTTAACACCGGTCTGCTCTATGGGCAGTCTAAAGTCGGTGCGAGAGAGGAGGAGGCATCTAAGCCTGTGTATCTGCTTCACAATCCTTGTGTCGCAGGTGCGCTTAACCCGAAGAGGGCTTCGATGCGTTTCCTGGCGTTGAATAAGTGGGATATGGAGCAAGTGAGTAGCCATCGCGGCATACAACTCAACTACTTCATCTCACCGGAGCTTGGCGGAATGGGTCTTCACCCGCCGCCTGGCTCTCACATCACGTCAGATCCAGATTGCCAACAGCCACACACCATCCTGGTCACAGGATCTCAGCGAAGACTCGCAGAGTATCTTTATGATCGGTGGGTGGAGTGGTATACGACCCCTCCGTGTGGTCCGGTAGGTTCGCCTAAGAAGGTGAACGACTACGAGAACTACGAAGGTAGAGTCGACGTCCATTGGACGTTCGAAGATGCGTGTGATTCAGCACGCATCGAGACCGAAGCTGGTCTCTCTCCTATGTGGTCATCGCAAGTCCGTCGGAAGGCGCTGCCTCCATGCGAACAGAGAATTGTCCGTCGTCTTGTTGAGAAGACGGAGTTCATCGTACCTCAGAGCCGTGTTGTGCGGTCCTCAGCGGATGGTGGAGTAAATTCTAAACTGAATGAGTTGTCTGACAAAGACCTCATGAAGTTGAATTACACTTGGCAGATGCCTGGGTGGACGAAGGTCTACCGCGATCAGGTTAAATCTGTCTTGTCTCCTGCTTCTCTCTGCCATAAGACTTTTGCTGAAGTCACCAGTTCTATCCATGATCTTTGTATCCCGGAAGAATTTGGTTACTGAGCTATAACTTATGAGCAGTGCGATGCTAAATGTTCAGTCTAGGCTATGGGGAGTTCGCTCCCAGAGCCTTGAGGTTTAGCTAACCTCTAAAGTGTCCCAGCGACAAGTTGATTCTGCAACATCCTACTATTTCACCGTAAGGTGACTCCCGTGAGGGGGCTTACAGCCGTAAGGCTGTCGCTGCGAGGCGCAACGGAATAGGTAGGTGTTGTGGGGTTACAACAAGCAGGGTATCTCATAACGGAGTGCGTGTGCTGAGCACGCGTACCAGAGATATTTGGATCTTCATACATAAAGCTTCCAAAGCGGGTATAGTTACCGCGCTAAGGCTTCTTTTCCAGACGTGATAGGTGTTGCTTGCGGTTTCCGCAGGACCACCACCGAAGTTAGAATCCGGAATGCCTAGAGACTGCACGGGGCGGTCTTTGCGCGAGAGCGCGAAGGCTATATGAAGATGAACAGTCCCATTCTTGCGAGTGGGATCCAATGAATCGCAACAAGAAAGGTATGGCCGCACCTAAAGCGGCCAAGAAGGCTAACTCTCAAGTTGGCAAGGCGAAGGCGCCTCCTCGTGGCAGACAGATGCAAGCTTCGGCTGCAGCTGCCTATGCCACAGGGCAGTCTTCTGGTAAGGCACAGATCTATCGCGACAGCGTGGATTCGTGCCGAATCAGACATCGCGAGCTCGTTGGTTCCGTCGTTGGAACCGCGAACTTCGCTACTGCTCTCTCTCTGGCTGTCAACCCAGGTGTCTCTCTCTCGTTCCCTTGGCTCTCCATCGAGGCCCAGGGGTGGGAGAAGTACCGGTTCAACAGCCTCAAGCTCTGCTACTACACGCGTACCGGTACGAATGTGCCCGGTTCCGTCATTCTGTCTCCGGACTATGACGCGGCTGATGCAGCCCCCGTGAATGAGCAGATCGCTAGTGCCTACTTCGGCACTGAGGAGGATGCTCCTTGGAAGGACATCTGCGTGGTGTTCGACAGGAACCGTCTCAACATGGAACGGTTCATCAGGACTGGTGGCTTGGCTGCCAATCTTGATATCAAGACGTACGACGTCGCGAATCTGTTCGTGTCTACGCTGGATGGCACTGCTGTCAATTGGGGCAAGGTTTGGTTTGAGTACGACGTGACTCTCATCAATCCTCAGCTCCCTCCTGGCGGCGCTGCAGGAGAAGGTACCCTTGCGGGTAACACGGCGATTACTGCTATCGCTCCCTTCGGAACCTCACCAGTCAGCCTGGGCTCTTATGCCCTGAGTGCTGCTGGTCCGGTCGTGTCAGTCAGTGGACTTTCCATTGGTACTGAGTACTCTGTCAATCTGGCCGTCACGGGCACCGTCATCACTGGCGTTGCTCTCGCTGCTACGTCCGGATTCTCAGCTGGAAAGTCGACGTTCCCGTCGATGGTCAATGCAGGCGCTACCCTCGGGAGCGACCTCACCACCTTCACGGCGACCGCCAACAGTGGTACCCTCACCTTTCTGGTGACGGCTACAACGATCACCGCTTCTGCGCTGATCTTCACTGCACTGACTGCCCCTCCTTCCTTCTAATCCTGTCACTTGAGAGTTTCTCTCTTGTAACTCCCCCCGTAAGGGGTTCCACTTCCGTCTGGAGGTTGTGGTAGATTTGTATAGTGTGTAGATTTGGAAATTCCGTCCTCAGACGGGCCCATGATCTCCCACACACCAGTGTTTTAGTTCTGAATCGTACAGAGAAGTTGAGGTCTATAGACCGATTGAAGTGCTCGATCGCACTACCAACCCTCCTCGTGTATATACGATGTTGTATCAGTCCCCCGATCTCCTCTGCATGCCACATGGATGTGGAGAGAGATGATTGGTTGATCCCTTTTTTAGCAGAATGCTCATCATACGATCGGCAGTTAGTCCCCTTTCGAGGCAAAAGCTGAAGTACCAAATGATGAGGTATCTGTGTACCGCCCAGATCTTAAGGCGGGGGAAGGACTGACAGATTTTTGCGCCTCGGCGCAATCGTAATTACAGAACGCGTACCATGTTAGCTGTCGATAAGGATCCCCTTGGGGTCACGACTGACTATGGTTACAGACTACGCTAGTCCGCCACTAAGTTGGTGGAGTGTGTTATCAATCATGTGGTTTCATCGTAGCCGTCTTAACGGAGAAACGATTTTCCACTCACTGTCCAGATCTGCTGCCCTTGACAACAGATGAGCCGACGCGCAGACTGCTGTGCGCCG